GCCGGCCTCTGTCCTCGCCATTGCGGACTACCGACAGGAGCTCGGGCTCTCCGACTGAGGGGGTGAGCCGTGGCTCCGAAGCAGGCTGAACTCACAGCTGAAGAGATCGAGCAGCTCCCCCCTACGTTCCTCGGCCCGACCTGGCAGAAGGACAGTCTCGGCGCCTGGCTTCTTCCGAAGCGGACGCTGGGCTGGCAGATCGCCGGCTGGGCTGCGGAGTACCTGCAAGCGGAGAACGGCGGCCCCTGGAAGTTCACTCGGGAGCAGCTTCGCTTCGTACTCCACTGGTACGCCGTTGACGAGAACGGCCGGTTCACCAACCGTAAGGGCGTCCTCCAGCGCATGAAGGGCTGGGGCAAGGACCCGCTCCTTGCGGTGCTGTGTCTCGTCGAGCTGGTTGGGCCGTCGCGCTTCTCCCACTGGGATGAGGCCGGCGAGCCGGTAGGTATCCCTCACCCGCGTGCGTGGGTGCAGGTGACGGCCGTCAACCAGTCGCAGACGACGAACACGATGGCCCTCATTCCGTCGCTCATGACGGATCACTTCAAGGCGAAGTACGGCGTCAAGGACGGTGCGGTGCTCATCCGCGCGCTTGGCGGCAAGGTTCGCCTGGAAGCAGTGACTTCCTCGTACCGTGCGCTCGAAGGTAAGCGAACGACCTTCACCCTGCTGAATGAGACCCATCACTGGGTGAGCGGGAACAACGGCCACAAGATGTACGAGACGATCGACGGTAACGCGACCAAGCAGGACAGCCGTTACCTGGCGATCACCAACGCTTACCTGCCCGGCGAGGACTCTGTCGCCGAGCGGATGCGCGAGTCGTTCAACAAGATCCTCGAAGGCCGCATGGCGGACATCGGGTTCATGTACGACTCGATCGAGGCTCACCCCAAGACTCCGCTCTCCGCGCTTGCGCTGCGGATTGTCATCCCGAAGATCCGCGGTGACGCGGTCTGGCTGAACGTCGACTCGATCATCCAGTCCGTGATGGACGCGACGATCGCTCCGTCCCGCTCTCGGCGTATGTGGCTGAACCAGATCGTCGCCGAGGAAGACGCGATCTACGGGCCGGCCGAGTGGGACCCCCTGCTCGACGACTCCAAGGTGCTGAAGCCCAACGACGAGATCGTCCTCGGGTTCGACGGTGGCAAGAGCTCGGACGCAACAGCGCTGATCGCGCTGCGCGTTCGGGACATGTGCGCCTTCGTGCTCGGTGTCTGGGAGAAGCCGGACGGCCCGCAGGGCGAGGACTGGACAGTGCCTCGTTCCGCGGTGGACTCCGAGGTCCATGAGGCGTTCCGCCTCTTCGACGTGAAGGCGTTCTTCGCTGACGTCGCGCTGTGGGAGTCGTACATCGCCGACTGGTCGGAGACGTACGGCGCCGGCTTGGCCGTGTCTTCGCCTTCGGGTAAGGACGCGATCGGCTGGGACATGCGTGGTTCGCAGAAGGGCGTGACGATGGCGCACGAGCGCCTGATGCGCTCGATCTTCGACGCCAAGCTGGCCCACGACGGTGACCTGACTCTCCGCCGCCACGTCCTCAACGCCCGGCGCCGGACGAACAACTACGGCATCTCCTTCGGCAAGGAGTCCAAGGACTCCCCCCGGAAGATCGACGCCTACGCCGCTTTGATGCTGGCGCACGAAGCGCTGTACGAGCTGCGTACGCGCGGCAAGAAGGTCCGCAAGCGTACGGGCCGTGGCTACTTCATCTGACCCTGTGCAAGTGTGACTGAAAGGTGGTGAGGCATGGCCGACACCAGCCCAGCATCCCTGGCGAAGGAACTCCTCGCCATCCTCGATCGAGACGGCGCCCGCATTCAGCGGATCGACGACTACATGCACGGCGAGCACGACGACCCGTACATGCCGCCCCAGGCGGACGACGAGTACCGGCTGCTCGCCAAGCGCGCGGTGTCCAACTGGATGCCGCTCCTGATCGGCACGCCTGCTCAGGCCCTGTACGTGGACGGCTACCGGCCGGGCTCGAAGAGTGCCGGCCTCCCGTCCGTCTCGTCCTCGACGAGCGGGCAGTGGTCCCACTGGCAGCGTTCTCGCATGGACGCCCGCCAGGCCGCGGTCTACCGGGGCGCCCTTGGCTACGGTCACTCCTTCGTCCTGACGGAGAAGACCAAGAAGGGCGTCATGTCCAAGGGCCTGTCGGCCAAGCGGACGGCTGCCCTGTTCGAGGACCCGGCGAACGACGAGACGCCGTACGCCGCGATCACCGTGGTGTCCAAGCCGCGAGGCGAGACGCCGGGTAAGGCCCGGCTCTTCGACGGACGCAACGAGTACGCGGTCCAGTTCAAGTCGTACACCGACGCCGACTCCATACGGGTCGGCACCGGTAAGCGGCATGGTGCGACGGAGTGTCCGGTCACCCGGTTCGCCGCCTCGGTCGACCTCGAAGGTCGCACGATCGGCGTCGTCGAGCCGATGATCCCGCTCCAGAACCGCATCAACCAGACGATCTTCGATCTGCTCGTCGCCCAGACGTACACCTCGCACGAGGTGCGGTACGTGACCGGTATGGCGCCGCCTCTCCAGATGGAGATGGTGGACGAGAACGGTCAGGTCACCAACGATCCGGCGCTCGCTGTCGACAGCCGGCCCCGCCTCGACCCGGCCGGTAACCCGGTCCCGGCGAACATCAACCACAACGCCCGGCGCTTCCTCTTCGCCGAGGACCCGGACGTGAAGTTCGGCTCGCTGCCTGCCGGTCCGATCGGCTCGCTGATCGACTCCGTCGACATGAGCATCCGCCACCTCGCTGCGGTGTCCCAGACTCCGCCGCACCACCTGCTCGGCCAGATCGCGAACCTGTCTGCCGAGGCCCTGCTCGCTGCGGAGACGGCGCTGTCGCGGAAGATCACCGAGTTCCAGTCCATCTTCGGAGAAGCCTGGGAGCGCGTCTTCCGCCTGGCCGCCGAGCTTGAGGGCAACACGGCCGCGCAGGAGGACTTCAACGGCGAGGTGCAGTGGCGGGACATGGAGTCGCGTTCGCTGGCCCAGGCCGCGGATGCTCTCGGCAAGCTCGCCGACCAGCTCGGTATCCCCAAGCGTGGTCTGTGGAAGCGAGTGCCCGGCATCACCCAGACCGAGTACGAGGACTGGGAGCAGATGGCCGAGGAGGACGACTCCGTCGGTCAGCTCGCTACAGCCCTGACCCGAGCTACGCCCAGCGTGGCGACCAGCTCGGTGCCGGCCTCACCCGACAGTGAGGCGGTCGCCGCGTGACCAGCCCGGCCCGACAGGCTGAGGCTGAACGCGCTGCGATTGCGTTCCAGATGGCGCTCACCCAGATCGGGGCGGGCACCGTCACGGATGCGCTTGCGAAGTGGGAGGACGTCCCGGCTACAGCCAGGGCGTCCACCGCTGCCTCTTGGCTGAGGCAGGCCATCACGCTGGTGATGGGTCGCAGGCGCCAGTCGCGGGACCTTGCCCGCGCGTACTACCGCCTCGTCCGCGCTCTGCGGACGGGGACCACGGTGGCTGATCCTTACCACCCCGAGCCCAGGTACGTGACGGTCACGGTCCTGCGCGAGGAGTTCAACGCCTTGGTCGGAGGCGCTGAGCGCCCCCAGGAGGGGCGTTCGAGCGACGCCCCCACCGAGACCCAGGACTCCGCCTCGTCGGCCGCGACCAGCCAAGCTGGGGAAGCTGACGGGGCGGCCCCCGACAACTCCGACCAGGCGTCGGAAGACGAACTCGACCGCATCCTGGTCGAGGAGATCGAGGGCCTTCGCGAGGCGGAGGAACGGATCGAACGCGAGGCGGAGGAAGAACTCCGCCTGGTGCTGGAAGCCCTTGGGCCCAACAACCTCCAGAAGAAGGTCGACGTGATCGACGGCGCCAGGAGCGCTGACGAGGTCGACAAACTTCGGGACGAGGCCAAGAAGCAGGCCGGCGCCCAGCAAGCCGCAGCCGCAGAGCGGGTCGCCATGAACGGCGGTCGCTCGGCGATCTGGAACCACATGTCGCGGGACCGTCGAGTCCTTGGCTACATCCGACTTTCGCGCTCCGGTACCCCGTGCGGGTGGTGCGCGATGCTCATCTCTCGTGGGCCTGTCTACCGCTCCGGCAACTCGGCTGAGTTCGCCGATGGGGACAAGTACCACGACAACTGCCACTGCTACGCGGAGCC